CCCCCAGCCGTTCTAAGTGTTCGCTAGATTATGCGAGGTTGAAGCGGCGAACGCCAGCGCCACCCTTAAGGATGCCGATTGCGAGGTAGCCGTAAAGTGCAATCTCAACTTCACCTGTTGAAAGGACATTGAGACGGAGCTGAGTTGTTGGTGACTCCCAGACGTATGCTGACTCTGGTGCAACCAAGAACGCTGACTCGTCAACGATTCCTGATACAGAGATGTTGTGATCTACGATGAGTGAAGTTCCGAGAACTGAACCCATGTTTGCAGTTGGAACTACTGCGCCAGAAGCGTTGTATGTAGGACCTTGTGCTGAGTAGAGTGCGCGACCTGTTGAGTCTGCGTATCCTGTGATAGCAGCCCACTGATCTGTTGATGCAACGAGCTTGTTAGCATAGTTGCCACCTGTTGCCTTGTAAGCCTTAGCAGCTTCGACAGAGATGAATGACTGTAGACCAGCAGCAGTTGCTGCAACGCCTGTAGCCTGTGTACCTGATGCGGTAAATGCTGCGATAAGTGCTGCATCTGTTGAAGCCTCGTAAGCCTTACGAAGTTCAGTCATGAGGAGATCCATGAACGCTGGTGATGAGCGGTCGATGAGTTCCCATGAGACAACGTTACGTCCAGCAAACTTGTTTACTGTGATTGTGTCGTATGTTGAAGTCATGCCTGTTGTTGAGATAGATGCTGCTTCATCTGCATCTGCAACTGTTGGAGCAGTTCCCAACTTAGGAATTGTAAATGACATTCCTGCTGCTGGAAGTGCCTGACGTGTTACTGCCTCAAATGCTGGACGACCTGTGAAAGTTGTTGTAACGAACTCGTTGAGGTGCTGAGGAAGTGTAAGACCTGTGTTTGTTGATGTTGTGTCGTCAGCTGCAAGAACTGTACGGCGGGCAGCATCGTCACCCATGGCAGCCTTGATAGATGCCTCTAGGTACTGTGCTGATGTGATTGGAGCGGTGCGCTCCTTGACGTAGTGTGATGCCGCAACTGTTGGGCGAGCCGCTTCTACTGCCGCTGCTTCAACTGCTGGAGCTTCAACCGGAGTTGTGGTTTCTTCCACTTTTTCTGGCTCGCTTTCTGGTTGGTTTTCTTCGACAGGGATAACTTCCTCTGCCGCGATCTCTAATACCTGAGCAGACTTAAATGCCGGCTCTGTTACTAGAGACACTTCTTTTAACTTTGCCGCTGAAACAACGATATGACCGTTGCGGCTTGGCTTTGATGCGATTACTTCTGCACCAACTGAAAGACCTGATACAAGTCCTTCCTGTGCCTGAATAAGTGCATCGTTGCCACCTGTTGAACGTGAAAGCTTGAAAGTTGCATAGATGCCTTCTGAACGAACTTCAGCGGAAATCATGCGACCAACTGGCTTCTTCATATCGTGCTGGCTGAGCAACTTAATCTTCGAGATATCAGTTACATCGATTGAACCTGCCTCGAATACAACTCCACCAAGGTTGGTGTGTCCTACTTCGCCTGTTCCCATTGGCACAATGAGCCCTGAGATTTCGCGGCGTTCTTCGCTGCACTCAATAGATGAGGCTTCAATTATTAGGTGTTCCATTAGTTACCATCATTTCCGTTAGGGGTCATATCAGTCATGCCCTTGGCTTGGTCTAGTGTGATCAGTTCTAGTTGTAGCAACTTCTCGATTACTTGAAGTTCTACAAGAGGCTCTGTGCGTAGATAGTTGGAGTCGATGTCGAAGCGCACCTCGTGTCCAACTGTGCTCACGTCATCCATGGAGAGCCTACTCTCTATCGCGCTGATAAATGGCTGAAGCGACTGGGCAAGGAATGATTTGCGCTCATCCTGAACGTTTGAGTAAGTCATGCTCTGGTTCATCTCAGATGAGAGATAATAAGCCGGAACGTTGCAAAGTCGGGCAATCTGTGTTGATAGATTTTGGATTGCCTCGTTATAAAGCATATCCTTTGGTGAGAATGAGACTGGGTTGTAATCAAGAGTAGATGTTAGGTAAGCCGTAGAGTTATTCTGACGGGCGCGCTTCCATGCAGCAATAAGTCCCTGAACCTCAGCGGCAGGAAGGTCTGCGCCTGAGTTCTTGAGGAATCCTGCTGGTTGTGGGTTTGCTGAGTTAACCGCAGCTGCGCGCTCTACATCGATGGCTGCCTGAATAGTGCGTGATCCACGTTCTAGTACGCCCTCGTCAAATCCTTGAATTGTAACAATATCGTTCATATCGATTGGCTCAGCGTCAATGTAATACTGGGTAACGTGTAAGCCATAAGTGTCTGTTGTAAATGTAACGCGAACGTTTGCAATCCATTCAAAGGCAGATGGGCGACCATCTTCTGCATAACGTTCTGAAACCTTAAGATATGAGACTCCGTAAAATAGTAGAGAGTCTACAATCCATGCCAAGGTAACGAAAGATGGCTGGTTCTTTGAGAGCTGCTTAATCCATCGAGGCGCAGGGATTTCTTCGCCAGTTGAAGTCTTGTAATACTCCAATGGGATTGCAGCGATTGTGCCGCAGATTAAGTTACGCGCACGAGCGACTGATGGAACAGTCATAGCATCGTGTCGGCTAACGCGTGGAATTATTGCATTGTAAAGGGTGGGTAGATTCTCGCCCATGACGGATGGCGCATATTGCGCTTCAATGACTGCTGGCTTACGCGAGAAGATACCCATAGGGCTCAATTATACACTACATATAGGTCATTCTGAGTAAATCGCCGCAACCTGTTGTGGTTTTGTTAATTTCCAAATAATCATTGAAATGCTGATTGGCGCACTTATGTCTCCTGCGCTACGGCGCTTTACGATGCGCCAAGCGGAATCCGATACCTTTGCAGCTACGTTATCAAATTGTTCCAAGAAGTCTCTTTGTCCATTGTGAACCATGCGCTTAGACACAATGGCATCTAATAGATCACCGCAAGCCTGATAGAAGTTCTGAGACGAGCAATCTTCGACTACTTGACCAGCATTGGCTAGGCGGTCAGCGATTGACTGGGTTGCGTACTTATCAAACATAATCTGGCGGGGTCTCCAGATATCGGCATAGCCTTTTATGCCTGCTGCTATTTCCAAATCGTTTACCGCGATATCGTTGCTCCATTTATGCAAAATACCAACACCAATTCTGCCGTCAGGCAATATCTGACCGGCGCAAAGCGTAGCCATTCTCTTACTAGGGCTAACGTCAAAGCCAAATACTGTGTAAGCACCCGGAGACATAACCAAATCATTATCGCCACATTCTTCCAAAGAACCCGGTGGGAAAGGTGATTGGAGACTTGATACCCAGAGGCAAAGTAACTCAGTCATGATTGCATCGTGAGTAGAAGTCGAGAGACTTTCCTCGATGGCTTCTCTGGAGACCATTATTCCGAGGGCAGGATTTGCCTGTGCCACGCCTTCCCAGAACGCTTTGGAATTAGTATCTATCTTGAGCATATTAGGTGCTGAATATTCATAGTACCCAAAGGTTTTAGGTGGGTTCTCTTTACTGCGATCTACTAAGTTATTCAGCGGAAGGCTAAAAGCATCACCAGCGTTGCTAGTCCAGAATGTCTGTCCATCCGTTGCGCGGGTTGTTGGAGTGATAGCGGTAAATGCTTCATCTGACCATTCACGCAGCTCATCGCCCCAAGTAAAGTGGCTGGTACGTCCACGCGATCCGTCTCTGGTGGCTGCTACAACGTCTAGGCGACCACCACCAAACTCAGGCAAAAGCTCGATTGACTCTGTTCCATTGGCATATCGAATTGCTTTGACTTGGCAGTTAAGGAACTCATGCGCCTCAATCATGTATGCCATCTCTCGGAATGAAACCAAAGCCATGGCTCGGTTAGAGGATGCTATGAGGACTCTAGGACTCTTAAATAAGAATAGGTGGGCTAGGCACATAATACGCCCTAAATGGCTCTTACCGGACTGTCTAGCCACCAGTAATAGACCTGTGCGGCGAATGAACTTCTCATCTTTGCCAACGGAGAACATATCTTTGACTATCAGCTCTTGCCAAGGCATAAGAGGCTGACCTAACTTTTTAGCGAACTCAATTACTTCATCGCCTCTAGTTTTGCCTTTGAGAAGTGGAGTATGGACTCTAGGTTTTGTTGACCCCCGCGGGGTTTTAGGGACTGCCACGCGATCTAAATGCCTTCCGGCTTGAGATGGGTTGAAAAGGGACTATCTCCGACCGCTTCCGACCGTGTCGGGGAGATATAAACAGG